GGTGTTGGTGCTGTTGGTGCTACTTGACCGATTTTGATCAAGAAATCTGCCAACTCTTTATCGTAATCGGACATACTTAACTCCAACTCGTTAGGATTGATACGGACATCTCGCAGCTGAGTAGGTCTCCCGAGGCAGCGTTGAGAATACTTGGTGCGCTGATTGCGCTTACATTATAGGTCAAAGCAGATGCATTTAGTTTAGTGAACACGCCTACTACAGCATCTTCTATTCCATTGAGGTTGCCTTCATTGTCAAACAAAGGCACTGTAATAATGATCTTGAAGTTAGCCAATGGGCTTATAGAAATCTGGCTGTTGTTGTTAGGCGTTAGATACGGATCATCTGGAGACACGATTACAGAATTAGCCAGAACTGTTGCAGGTGGAAAAGCAAATGTCTGCCACTTTGAGTTATCGACTAGGGCTGTGGCTAGTGTCGTTCTGAGAGTTGTTATCGCTACTGTAGGCATTAGCCCACCATCGAGCGCGGATCTAGTGCGTGTGCGATCAATCCTCGCACCTTAGCGAGAAGCTGTGCGCTCATTCGGTAAGGGCTTGGCTGGAAATCGACAGCGTTACTGCCTGAAAGGGTGGCTGTACGCGCTTGCCAGATCTCAACAGATATCATAAGAGCTGCGTTCTGCACTGCCTCGTCTAATGTCCAGTCGGTTGTAGTATCACCAGTGACTGTGCCAAAAGGAGAAAGTGTGTTTTTGTCTGTTGCTGTTGCAGCACTAATTGTATAAGTTATTGAATAGTCACCGACTTCTGTTATTGTCTTTGTGCCATTCCATGCTGTTCCAGAATTAGTTATAACAACTGAGTCTCCCACAATAAAGTCTGGAGCTTCATTAAAGTAAAGTGTTGCCGTTGTTGTTGTTTTAGAATGTGCTACTGCAAAACCCTTTTTAGCCCATAGCATTGGAATGAGCACCGCATCTGCTGCATCGCATACAGATTGTAGGGTGGCATCTGCATACAAAGTGCCTACGCCTAAAGTGCTGCGAAGCTCTGCGACTGTTGTAAGTGCCATGTGCAATCCTTTCTAAAGACTCTGGGGATCAGAGGGCTACTGATCCCCAGAGCGACTTAGTGTGGCGAATTACGCCTTGTTGTTCTTAAACGCACCTGCTCCGACCTTGGTAGCGATTGCTCCATAGCCGTAGTAGCCGATTGTTACCTGTCCTGTTGCAGTTGTTTCTGCGCGTAGGCGGTATGTTGGTGACTCGTACCATGTGTACGCATCTGGGTTTACAATCAAGATTGAACCATCTGTGTCTGTACCTGACGCTGTGTTAGGTGTGACATAGAGGTTAAGTCCTGCGACATTGCCTTGTAGAGCTGTAGGTGTAACTGCTCCGCCTGCGTTCTGTGGCTGGCTGGCGTTATAGATAGGGCGTCCATTATCCGCCAAAGTCATGATGTTGCTCCACTGGGAAGTATTTACAATCATGTTGCGAGCAAATGGATTTGGTAAACCTAGTGTTGCATTGTAAACAGAAGCTGCACCGCGAGCAACAATGCCAAGCAATTCTGCTGCTGTTGGATATGTGACTGTTGTTGTTGCATCTAGTGACGCGCCAGAAATGATTGCTGCGTTTACCGCTGCATCTGTTGCCTTTGCGTAAGCTGATGCCATGTTGCGTACTAGCTCATCAAAGAATGCTGGTGAAGTACGATCTAGCAATTCAACAGAAAATGTCTGCTGTCCTGCATATTTCTTAACAGTTACTGATAAGAAAGATGATTCCTGATCTGTATCTGTAAAGGCATTACCTTGTGCAACTTCGCCAACGGCAGGCATTTGAGTAATTTTTGGAATCTCAAATGTCATACCTGCATCTGGAAGTGTTCCGCGAGAGATTGCTTCAATTGATGGACGGATTGTTGTTCCGAGTGGGTTGATGATCTCTGAGAGTTGAGGTGTTGGAACAAGTCCAGCGTTATTGACTGTGCTATCTGCTGCTAATAGGTACTGACGAGCATCTTCATCACCTAGTGCTGCACGAATTGAGTTTTCTGCATACTTAGCTGCTGTCAATTCGATGCGTGGCTTTGTGTATGACATTGCTGAAACAGTTGGGCGAGCAGCTTCAACCGCTGGTGCTTCAACTGGTGTTGCTTCGACTGCTGGAGTGGTTTGTTCCACGGTGGCTGTCTCGCTTTCTGTTGGTTGGATTGTTTCTTCTACATCGGATTCTTCCGCTGCAATATCAGTAACCTGAGCAGACTTGAATGCTGGCTCGCTTACTAAACTTACTTCGACCAAGCGAGCAGCGGATACATAAGTCACGCCATCCTTGATATTGGACTTGAGGACTTCTGCCCCGATTGATAGACCGCTTTGTAATCCCTCTTCTGCAAGGATTAGAGCTTCTGTACCGCGCTGTGATCGACTTACAGAAAAGACTGCGTTGATGGCATCTTCTGATTCTGAGTAGTCAAGCATGCGACCTAAAGGCCTCTTACTGTCATGTTGGCTAAGCAGTTTGATTGCTTTAACATCTGCAATGTCAATAGATCCTGACATAAAGATTACTTTGCCATAGTTGGTTGCGCCTGCTTCGACATTTAGCGGCACGATCTTGCCAGAAATAGTTCTATTAGCTGCATCTGCTGTTAGTCCAGCCGAGAAGGTAATTACTTGGTTCATTGCATACCATAGCTTCCATTAGGTGTTAGGTCAGTCATTCCCATAGCCTGCTCTTGTGTAATCAGATTAAGGCTAAGTAATTTTTCTAATACTGCTAGTTCTTGCAGTGGATCAGTGCGTAAAAAGTTCTTGTCAATGTCAAACAGCACAACATTACCGCGAGCAGTGATGTCATCCATTGACAGGCGATCTTCAATAGCACTAATAAATGGCTGTAGAGATAGCGTTAAGAATTGCTTGCGCTCATCTTGGACATTTGCATAAGTCATAGAGTTATTTGCATCTGCTGAAACATAATAAGCAGGCACATTGCATAAACGCGCACATTCCGTAGCCAGGTTAAAAATTGCGTCTGAGTACATCATCTCTTTAGGTGAGAATGACACAGGATTGTATTCAAGTGTAGAAGTTAAGTAAGCAGTGCTGCGATTTAGGCGAGCGTTCTTCCAAGCAGCTAGTAATCCAGACACTTCTTTAGGATCTAGATCAGCACCCGTATTTTTAATGTAACCGCTTGCCATAGGTGTAGCTGCTGCAATAGCTGCTGCTTTCTGGACATCAATCGCTGCGCGAATTGTTGAAGTACCAGTATTAAGGATGCCATCGCCTAGTGACTGGAATGTAACTAAAGATCCCAATCCGTCCATAGGTAAAGTAGTTCCATCAACTGCGTAAGATTTAACAAAAACATTATCTTTGTCGAGTGTTGCAGTTACGCGAGAGTTAGCGATCCACTCAAAGCGAGAAGGGCGGCCATCTTCTAAATAAACTTCAACCACTTTCCAAAAGGCTTGCCCATAAAATAGAAGTGAATCAACTGTGTAAGCAATAGTTACAGATCGTGGTTGTGAATATGAGGGTTGGTCAAGCCACAGAGGGCTGCCTAACATTTCCCCTGTTGATTTCTTATGAAGCATTAAAGGAATTGTGCCGATAGTTCCGGCTAAAAGGTTACGACACCTTTGTATTGCAGGTACGGAGATCGCTTCTGTTCTGCCGACATAGGCGAACTGAAAGGGCATGGCATAAGGTGAATACTCGCCAAGAACCTGAGGTGCTGACTGAGCTTCTAATAAAGGCTTAGTCTGTAATCCAAATGTTTGCAGTATGCGACCCATAGACACAAATGGTAGCACATGTCAAGTATTTGACATAACATGCAAGGTGTGTCTAAACATAAATCTGTGGCTTAGGTTGAGGAATCATTAACTTGCTTACGACCATTGCTAAGCCAATAGGAGCTGAGATGTCTCCAGCGGACTTGCGTTTGATTATGCGCCACGCGCTGTCATTGACCTTGGCTGCGCAGTTATTCATCTGCTGGATTAGTTCTGCCTGACCATTGTGCACTACACGAGCATTTACCAAGCCTTCTAATAAATCGCCACAGGCTTTGTAGAACTGCTGACCTGATACATCCTCTACCATGACTCCGCTATTTGACAGGCGATCGGCAATAGTTTGGGTGGCATAACGATCAAAAGTGACAAGCCTCGGCTTGTAAATATCGACCCACGATTTTATCGATGCCGCCATCTTTAGCTCATCAATAGCAATCTGAGAGCTGTAAGTCTCTAAGATCCCGATGCCAATCCTCCCATCTGGGAGAAGCTGTCCTGCGACTAATGATCCGTTCCTGCGTGAAGGACTGACATCGAAACCAAACACAGTATAAGCCCCGACAGCCATTTCAAGCGTGCTATCGGATGTGTCTTCTAGAACGCCATGAGGCCATGGACTTGACAATGAGTCGATCCACTGGCACAAAGTCTCTGTTCGTGTGTTTTCTATAGGCGATGTAGCAATCGCTTCTTCTATAGCTTCTTCCGTGATCGTGTAGCCTAGAGAAGGGTTAGCCAGTGCCCATGCATTGCGATCGTTTATCTTGCAATATTGTGGCGCAGAATACTCATAAAATCCGTAAGACTTAGGCGGATAGTCTATGGCTCTTTCTCGTAGGTCATTAAGTACAGTGCTGAACGCATCTCCAGCATTACTGGTAAGTAGCGTTTGAGAGTTTGGGTGAGCTCTAGTCGTAGGAGTAGCAGCTCTAAATCCATCCTCTGTGATCTCTCGGATTTCATCGATGTAAAGCAAGCCATTGACTGATCTGCCTCTAGAACCGTCTCTAGTTGCTGCAACGACATCAAGCCTTGCTCCAGATAGCATTTCAATACTCTCAGTTCCGTTAGCGTGTCGGATCTGTTTGACAAATCCTTTAAGGTGGTCATTGGTCTCCAATAGGTGTGTGATCTGCCGGAAGGTGTCTAGAGCCATGCTTCTGTTAGAGCTCATGATTAAAACATTGGTATTCCACTTGATGAGGTGTGCCAATATAAGCATACGCGCTAAATGCGTCTTACCGTTCTGCCGAGCAACCAAAATCAGGTTTGTCTTACGAATCCATAAGCCTTTCTTGTCTACAGTAAGCATGTCTTTAAGGACAAACTCCTGCCAAGGCATGAGATCTATCTTTACAATCGCACAGAGGTCTAAGACATCTTGCAGCTTGTTTTCGCCTTTGAGAAGTGGACTGTGGAGCCTTGGCTTGGTTGCCCCTCGTAGGGCTTTGGGCTTTCTGGGCTTAGTCGTCATTGATCTGTGACTGGTCGGGTCTTAAAAGGACTGTCTAGCATCGGTTCGGACTGCATCGGGGAGATATAGTCAGAAAAGACAGGGGGGGTAGCCGTCTGTACTAAAAAAACACCCTCTTCCTTGCTTGACTTGCGCAGGTTACAGTCACGACACAGGACTTGTAAGTTATCT